CATTGGTTCAGCAGAACCAAGCATCTGAGTTAAGTGATAAGAATCAACATGTGAATTCGCAGTATAGTTTGTATCCCTGAGAAACAGCCCATTATTTAAAACTGGAGTTGCCATAATTGATCACTTTTTTAAAATTAAACATTAAATTAATATATTAAAACCTTTTAAATATATTTTTATTTCCTCTAGGAAGTTTCCTAGACGTTTTCCTTTTTGCTCCTGCATCTTTATTTAACACTGCTGCTGAAGATCTTTTTTGTGACTGTGCAGTCTTAAGTTTTCTTACAGTCTTTTCAACAGCTTTATTTTCTCCCTTCCGCATTAAGTTTGTCTTATAACCTTTTGGATCTGCTAATAACCATAATGCTTCAGTTATTAGTGGATAGTTTGGTTCAACAAACTGATATTTTTCTAAAAGATGTCCTAACAGATTTGTATTCTTTCCGTTAATAGATGGATAAGATGGATTAACTAAACCATTATAAAGTAATGATTGTGTTTTTCTGTCAATCCTCGTTTGTCCTACCCTACCATCTTTCAATGTGTTATACACATTTTTCATATAATTTTCAGATGCCTGTTGTTGTTGTTTCTTTTTCATCTGTTGCGCTTGTAATCTTTTAGCAACAACTTTTTCTTGCATCTTATCTAATTTTGGTTTGAACTTTGTTGCTTGCTTTTCAAGCTTACCTAAGTCCTTCCATATGTCTATTTCTTCTGCAATCTCTTCTGCCGTTCCAAATCCTGTTGCAGATAAATATTCTGTTATTATTCTTTCTTGACCTTTTTCAGATTTTGGATTTATTTCTCTAGTCTCTTCAACTTGAGCAAGTGCACCAAATAATCCTTTAAGATCTTCTCCACCATCAGCAACATATCTTGCTGCTATTTGCAATTCTTCAGGTAAACTATTGAAGAATTGTTTAGGAGTTTCATTTCTAACAGCTCTTGTTCTTTCATCTAAATTAGCTTGAATTAATTCTTCATAGTCTTTAGCACTATATTCTTCAAGCGGCTTCTCATCATCAAAAGGAACTATTTTATCATCTTTAATTAATTTATTAAAAACGTCTGCTATTCCTTCTATCTTCTTTCTACCTCTTTTTATAGGTAGATCTTGTTCTTCATTACTATCATTTAAACCTAAAACCTCATCAACATCAATTTTCGGTTTAACTTCTTCTTCTTTAGTAGGCTCTACAGTTTCTGTAGTTTCAGAAGTAGTTTCAGAAGTAGTTTCTTCTGCAGGTGCTTCTTCTGTAGTTTTAGAAGGGGGTCCATCTAAAAAAGATGTATCAACTTCTCTTTGCTTTCTACTAAATATGCTTGGTTTCTGATCTTCTTCAGGCAACGTTATAGAGTCTCCTCCTGGTGCTGCATCAAAAATTTCATCAAGGTTGATTTCTACTTTTTCAACCTTTGTTTCTTCTACTGTTTTGGTTTCTTTGTCAGCCATAATAAATTTGGTTTTTAGTGGTTATACATATATAATATACGAAACTTTTATTTGTAAACCTTAGAAATTTTTTTCAATTTAAAAATTTACAATAGTATATAGCTATCATTACCTTTTCTTCTTCTTTTGATCTTTTTTAGCTCTATTTGGCATATCATATTTATTTTTATTTTCCTTAGCAATTGCTAATTGATCTTTTGAAATTGAACGTTGAGTTGCTAATTTCTCTCTATCAATACTTAACTTAGCTTCATCATTAGCAAATTTCTTTGCAGACTCTTCTCTTTTAAAGTTCATTTGCTCTCTATATTCATCTCTTTCTCTCATATCTTCCATTGCATCTTGGAAATCACTTTGCTGATTTTGATCAGTATCCATCATTGCTCCATAACCAGAAGCTCTAATTTCTGCAACAGTAATATCTTTCTTTATTTCTTTATCTTGCTTCATTGTCTCAAATTCACGTTCAGCAGCTTTTTCTTGAGCTTGAGCTTGTAATTGTTGCTCTTGCATTTGTTGTTGCTGTTGTTGTTCTTGCTGTCTTTGAGCTTCTGTTTTAGTTTCAGCATCTTTAAGTATATCACTAACTTCAGCAATTGAATCAGCTTTAATTATATTACCTAAATCAAATATAGAAGCACCTGTAGTATTATTAGTCATTGCTAATTCTTTAAGTTTATCTAGTGTTTCTCTATGATTTGTTTTAGTTGTACAGAAAATATTAAAGTCTCTCATTAATAATTCTGTTCCACTTATTTGGAAATTAACCTTTTCAGCTTGTGTAGATATATAATTTAATCTAACACTTGGTTTAGTACTATGATAATATTGAGATAAATCTGTTCTCATCTTATGTACTCTAGGCATAAGGTTATCCGAATGTTGTATAAAGTATGATTCTGTTTGTGAGTAAGATTGTTGCATTGCTTGTGTAACACCAGTTGCTGTTTGTTGTGCAATAGGAGTTCCCATTCTTTGTTGATTAACACCAATAGCTTCAAATGCTTGTTGTTTAAAATGATTAGCTAAATTTATTCTAGACATTAATCTACTAGATTGTTCTAGATTTAATGTTTGATAATGATTAAAGTTTGTAGCATTTTCTGTATTGGTAATAGAAGTATCTAAAGGTAACATACCAAAATCTTTCATTGCTACATATGCTTTAGCCATATTATTTTTACCCCAATCTTCATTCATTGAATGTCGTGGTAATGCATTTTGATCAAACATAATAACAGTACCAAGTTCATCTACAAGTATATCAGCTATTTGATTATTAACCATATTATAACCAACTTGATATGCTTTCATTAGATCAACTAAAGATGTAGATTTAGTATTTCTATCAGAGAATACTCTACCTTCTACAGGTAATTTACATCCATATAAACTATTATCTCCCTTAAATTGAAACTCTACTCTTCCAGGTTTTTCTTTATTAATTCCTAAATAAATAGGATTTATTTCTGTTGAAGGTTGTCTCCAAGTAGATGGTAAATTTGGACCAATTTTAACTCCACCCCAAACTTCATTAATCCATATCCAATCAATATGTTCTCCTTCTATTAAATTATCTTTTGTTTTTTGTTTAAATAGATTAGTATTATATATTGGCTTTTCTGTTACATTGTAATTTTCATCAATAATATTAGTTAAAACTTCTCCATCAGGTTTTACTCTAGTTAAGTGTCCAAGTTTTCTTTGAGTTTTCCAATATACAGTTGTTACTCTTAACATATTTGTTTCACCCCATGTATTAATATCTTCTCCTTCTCCTAATATTTTAGCTACAATATCTGTACCATGATTTGGATTATTTTGCCATCTGCTTACATATTGTCTATATGGTAACCCAGACATGTTTGTATTCCATGCATGTGATTTACTTGCATCATAATATGATCCATCATTTTGCATTGCTCCAACTTGATATTTTGCAGATTTTATTGGATAAATATCTTCTAAAGATCTTAATTGTTTTTCAGTCATTAAGTATCCAAACATATCTATTGCATCAGATACAGTCATCATTTCACATTTACCTACATAATTACCATCTGCAATATATCTTGTGTCAGGAGACTTTTGATAGAATGTTAATGCTGGATTCCATAACTCTACTTCATAATCATCTTCCATCATTCTAAAATGCCAAAATTCTCTATCACAAATAAGCATATCTCTAAATGCTCTTTCTTCAAGTTCTTGCATTTTAAATCTTTCTTGATCAACAACCAATTGATGAGCTGCCCATTCTTCTACTAAACTTCTGTAGTCTTTAGAAAAGAAGTCTTCTATTTCAGGTAATGATTTTATTTGTTCAGGATCTAAAGCTTTTTGACCTTCTTCTGAAGCAGGATCCATGCCTGCATCAGCTAACTTAAATGTTAGTTTCATTTTAGCATCCATCAATAAATTCTCTTCAACTAATGCTCTTTTCTTTTCAAGCATTTCATTATATGATGTATCATCTACAGCTCTAAATTGTACTTTATTAAATCTCTTAGAAAATTCTCCTGAAAGAACATTAACTACATTTGGAATAATAGGATAAAATTTAAGTTCTAATGCTGACTCATCTTCCTTTGTTAATACATCCATTAGATCTTTATAGTCATTATCTTCTTCAATTATGTAGTCTGTTTTATCAATAATACCTTTAGCTAATTTATAGTTTTTAAGAATTTTTCTAGAAGCTTTTTTTAGGTAATCCATACCTTGCATTTCTAACCAATCTATATTCCATGCCGCCCAATCATCATCTTTCTTTTTAGCTGATATAAATTGCACAGGTTGTGTTAGACTTGCTGAAACAGAACGACTATCTGCTTTAGCACCTTTTTTCATCTGTAAGGCGTTTAATACCTTCATATTATTTATTCTTTTTAATTATATACTTAACAGAAATTTTGCCATAGGATGTGCTAGTATTCCAAGCTTCATTATAACCGGTTGATGTGGTGGTCCAATATCTATTCATTACTTTATGTTTTTAAAAGGAGATCTTTTAGTTTTCATTCCAGACAGACCTTTCCGTCTGCCCAAATTTTTAAAAGGTCTACTAGATAATTTATACATTTTTTGTGATTTTTCCAAGCTATCCACTGACTTATCCTTCTCTTTACGCTTAATATAACCTCTATTAGCTTGTTGAAGTTTAGCAAATGCTATAAGTGCGGAGAAGGCTACAAGTCTATCCACGTTTAATCCAGGGAAGTATTGCATCATTTCAATCAATAACATTTTATCTGGAATCCTCTCTACTCCAAGAGTAGAAGATAACACTTCTCCTTCCTCATTTAACTCTTGATCTATCTCTTCTCTTATCCATTCTATTGCATAAGATATAAGATGATTTTTAAATAATGTTCCTGTATTTTTCCATCCATATTCTTGAAACACATTATTGTTAGATCCTAGATCTTTTAAGAATACTATTTGTTGCTTTGGTACCAAATATTTTTGTTTCTTTCTAGCAATCATATGTTGAATAAATAGAGATATATTATTCTCCACTAATGTCCAAGCATTATACCATTCTATTATTAATTCTAGTTGTTCGTGTGTTTTGTTTATATCATCATATCTACCACACCAAGATGCTACAATTTTATCACCTTCAGTGTAATGTTCTAATCCTTCTGATGTTTCTCTAGTAACTTCTACCGGATTCTTATAAACAAATATACTACATAAAGAATCTGATGTAGTTGTTTTACCTTCTGATACAGGGTCAATAGATGCATAGTACATCATAAATTTAGGATTCTTAATGGGTTTTTCCCATACTACTATAGATCCTGTTTTATCCTCTTGTTTCTTTTTAACTGGAAAATCAGATATAGGAAGTTTATTAGTTTTACTTGCAACAATTCCTTCATCATCTCTTTCTAATTTCATAAATTCATATGAGTATTCTTTTTCTTCTATTTTCCTTATTTGCTTAGATAATATGGCCTGTGGAAATACTGCTTCTTTTCTATATGCAAAAGCTTCAGCAATATCAATTGGTTTTTGAGAAATTCTTAATTGATATTGTTCAGGAGCCAGATCTTTTTTCCATTGATTTCTTTCTTCATCAATAGCCTTTAAAGCTTCTGGAACTAAACTATTACCGTATTCATCAATATGTGGAGGCATAGACCATTGCTCTGGAATAAACAAACCACATATACCTATAGTTCCTTTATCATCCATTAGATCTGTTTCAACAGCATATATATCATTTGCTTGTGGATTTAATATAAATTCTTTTAATGGATTACATTGATCAAGATCACCCACTGATCCAGCAGCAATAAACATACCAGTAGTCATCATACCTGATGTCATTGCAGGTCTAATATACTCATATGTTTGATTCATCTTCGGAGCAATACCAGCCTCTTCATGAAAGAAATAATTACAAGGTCCACCAACTCCAGTTGTTGCATTCTTTTCAAAAGAAGCTCCTTGTATTTTTGACATTAAACCTCTATTAGTTTTTCTATTATTAATTCTTACCTCAATCTTTTGTTCCCATAATAAAACCTTTTCCGGAGTACATGGTCTATACCAAGCAGTATGTTCATTAAGAAAAGTTTTATATTCATCTAAAAATTTCCATGAACCTTTATCATTAATGTAATCTTTAAGTGATGCACCTATTTTACATATAGATCCTTCTTCAAACCAAAATTGATTTATAATTTTACCCATATGAAAATAAGAAGAAGCTATTTGTCTTTTCTTAAGTATAGCAACATGTTTATTATTTAGTTCAGCTAATACCTCATATAGAGCCATATGATATTGAGCATCTCTTACTTTTGCAAAACCATACTTTTTTTCTTCTTTATCAAATATTGGTAAGAAGTTTAACCACATATAATAATCTCTTGTAAGATACCATATTTGTTTTTTTCCATGATATATTACACCTTCCCTACATTTTTCTTTTTGATCATTCCAATAATTTATATAGTCTTTAGATCTAAAAGGTTTATCACAATAAAAACCTTTAGTATTAAAAATAGTAGCCTGTTCATTAAATAGTAAAGCTACTTCATCAAATTGATACTGTCCAGGTTCTCTAAATAAAATAGTCATATACTTTATTAAATCCTCTTTGGTTTCAAATTCAGTATATGACCATTCTCCCTCTTTATATGTTGGTATTTTTTTATACATTTAATCCAAATGGGATATTTTACACATCACTCCTGATTCTGCTAATAATAAATGCTTTTCATCATTATGCACAAACTCTCTAGTATGTGTTTGTTCAAGACTCCATTGCACATGATCTCCCTCATTAAACTCATTACTCACTTTAGCACCTTTAGCAACAATAGTTCCTTTAGGTATTTGCTGAACTTGTGAATCAGGAAGTATAATTCCAGAAGTTGTTTTTTCTTTTAGTGGCACAGGCTTTATTAATAAATTGTGCCCAACAGGTATTACTTTTAATTTTTTCATAGTTTTAAATAAATTTATAATTGATCATAAGCTAGACCCTGTCCACCGCGGACAGAGCTTTTTTGTTCATCTTTCATATCCGTATATGCTCCTTTGAAAGATTGTCTAATTTGATCAAACTTGGCAGCAGTATTAACTAATGCAGTTAAATTACCATCTCTACCATGATCAATAGATGTAGTTTCCATATATCTAGCTAGTCTATCTAGCATTGCTTTAATTCCTTTATATGCTCTATATGTAGGAGTTTCATATAATTCTTTACATGTATCTATAGCGTGTCTAATTGCACCATCTTCTGAAGACTCTTCAAATTCTATTTCTTCTATTATAAGATCTTCTCTTTCATGTTCAGGCATATTAAAAAAAGGATTTAAATCAGGATCTGGACATGTCATATAAAATACA